CTTTATAAGCTTTTTCAAGACGCTTAGATTGCACACGTGGAAGAGCAGATTGAACGTAATCAGTCGAATCACCACGTATACATTTTACGAATAGATAATATTTCGGATCGTTGTTGTATTCTTCAAGTGTGACTTCTTCATCAGTTGCAGGGGAAATAATCTTAACATTTGGATAACGAAGCAATTGTAACATATCACTATCACTGCTAATTAGTGTTACATTGTCATTGACGTGACTTTCACAAAATCCGGCAATTAGATCATCCGCCTCCATTTTCTCACCGGCAAGAGAAATGATTGTTGAATGATTGGTGATCAATGCCTCAAATTCACGCACGTGTCCACAGAATAATTCATATTTGGATTGTTGTGCAGGAGACATGTCTTTGCGACGATTTCCCTTGTAAGGCTTTTTTGAAATACACAAGTCACTAGCAGTATAATCTTTCCGCCAGCTGGAATGATCAAATGCCATAACCACACGATCAGGTTTGTGTTTACGAAAATATTTGTTCAGAGTCATCAATGCAGAATGTGTAGCAAGACCTGCAATGGTGGTATCAGTTTGATCTCGATGTGCAAAGAACGTGCGATATAGCATGTTCGAAATATCAAATACTAGGTATTTCATATGATCTCTCTTATTTGGAGACTTACTCAAAATCGGCAATTTTGCCCTTTGAGGATGATTGTTCTGTCACAGCTGCTTCAAGTTTTGCTACAAGGTCTTCATACAAAAATCCAATGTATTTGCGAATTGTATCTTCGTCAGTAGTACCAGTAATTCCATTGTCTTTGAGATATTGAATCATAGCATCGTTCCAATCCAAACCCAAAGCAATGCCTTTGACAGGGTCATAGCTTTCGCTCGCAATTTCGATCCAAGGATCACTTGCGTTATATCGATCCTTACGCTTTTGATGTTCTTCTACGAGAGAGTTGTGGGTTTCACGAAGAACTTTCATCTCTTCTTCAAGAGTTGTCTTTTCTTGTTGTAATCGTTGTTTTTCCGCGTCCTGGCTGTCCAGACGGTTGCCAATTATCGTTAACTGCTCTTCAACTGTTGGACCTTTGGGTGTTTTTTTAAACCAAGTCATTATGTTCTCGGTGGAATGTAAAAGTCTAAACTATTAACTGTGACTTTCAGAATTCCTTTCCGCTCCGTTAGATAAATGTGTCCCTCTGGATTCTGTTTAAGCAGAATAAGAAGATTCTTAATGGGGTATGTATGTGCGAAATTTACAGGAGAACCATCTTCACTACGAACGTCATTTTTGGTGGCGAATTCACATGTGAACATGTCTCGATTTACTGCATCTTCCATCTTAAAGGTAACTCCATCAGGAGTTCCAACAAATTCAACATCTTCCGTTTTCATAGCAGATGCACCACGAACCATCAACAGAACTGCTTCAGCATTCATGTGTATACGATATTTGACAGGATCGTTCATTTGTTTTGGAGTAGCATCTTGAAGCGTTGCAGGATTTGCTGCCCGATAATCTAACTTTACACCCTTGCCCTTGAATGTTAATGCACGTGCAAATCCGGCTTTATCGTCAGTAATAACTTCAACCTCAACATTTTCACATCCCTTAGCAATGTCGTAGCGTGACAGTAATACATCTGTTCGATTCAATCCAATAGAACCGAAATCAAAATCAGGAACACCGTCTTGTTGGAAGATTACAATCGTACGAGCTTCATCAGCACCACGAACTTTATTGGGTTCGATAATGATGCGATCAATTTTAACGAGTGATGCCGTCTGAACGACATTGAGAATATATGCGAGGGATTGTGGCGAGAGCTTCAATTTGAACTCCTTATTATTGTTCAATCAATTATTGTCCGTTGTTTTCTCCTTAGTATCAACATCTAACAATACAATCAGATCCTCAACACTGGTGGGAGTATCCATTGGTGTTCCATCTTTCTGCAGCTCATACACTTGGGCTAGACCGGATTGATTTAACCAAACAGCAACGATATGTCGGTGACAAAAATCACCCACCTTTTCATAACACAGCATTGTTGCACCCTCTTTAAGGTTATCAATAACCGTTCGAGGAGTCAGATTGCGTTCTTTCAGCAAACGTCCAAACCATTCTGTATATCCGTATGCATCAATTTTTCCTTCTTTGTAGGCACGAAGTAGTTCCCAAGATGGGGCAAGTGTTAATGTTGCATCACCTTTATAAAAGAACGGAGCTTTTGCACTTATCGAAATTGCACCGGGACGTTTACCGGATCGAGCGTAGTAAGATGTATACAACGTTTTCATACGCGACGTCTTTTGTGCCTATGTTTCTGAATAGTTTGAACAGGAATTTCACCAGTCTCTACATACCGTTTAATACGAATAGCATCATCAGCTCTTTGATCATTATTGACCGTATTGAGTAGAATGATCATAATCTTTGTGGCGCCGGCTTGTGCCATCATTGCGACACAGTGGCCAGCATCTTTAATGTATCCTGTTTTCTGTAGTATAATGTCCCAAGTTCCGATACGAACGAGTCGGTTTGTAGATTTGAAATCAACCAGTTTTGGTTTGCGATGTTTCTTGTTGTACACAGAGAGTGCAAATGACGGAGAAGTACTAAAGTCACGAATCATCACATAATCACTTGCATGACGAAGTAGGATTGCCAAATCTGTAGCAGTAGATACGTTTTCTCTGTACAAACCAGTTGGATCGACGTAATGAGTATCATCCATTCCAAGCATTTGTGCTTTGGCGTTCATTGCTGCAACGAACGCCTCCAACCCACCAGGATAGGACCGACCGAGTGCATAGGCAGCACGATTGTTGGAGTTCATAAGAGCAAGGTGAAGTACTTCTGCTCGAGTTAGCTTCAATCCAACATAAAGGCAAGATCGCCCACAGTTTGCTTGCTTTCGTCCATGTTTAATTACAGTGGTTTCGACAACTTCTTCCTGCGTAATTGTGATTTCTTCGTCAAGAGAGAGGTTTGCATCTAGAATGACAACTGCACTCATTAGTTTTGTGATTGATGCAATGGAACGAATTTCAGTACTATTTTTATCGTAGAGTACTTCACCGGTATTGGCATCGAGTACGAGCGCGGCTTGGGCATGAAGTTTGAATGGAATCTTGGCTTGTCCCGTGTTAAACGGCCGTGACTTTTCGACTATAATAGGTTCAGTTACAACTTGTTCGTCTTGGATAATAGTAGATTCAAACGGCCGGGGCTCTTCGACTGTAATAGGTTCAGTTACAACCAGTTCGTCCTGAACGATATCAAATTCAGCACGACTTTGAGTGTTTACAAAAACACCCAACATCGCAATAATAATCAGTTCATACCATTTCATGATCATCCCCTTAGAATCCAAAAACATTTTCAACCATCAAATCATGTCGTGTTGGAGGTCGCTTTCCAATTGCCTTGAGAATATTTTGCAATGGATTATCAATCAACCGCTCAATGTGAGCATCCAAATCAACTTCAAACTCAGTCAAAAACCATTGTGGAACTACTTCAATATCTGTTGGTAACGCAATACTTTTAAATCTACCGTACGTTTGATTCAAATAGAAGACTTTAATCTTCATCCCCGACATGATCGGGGTACTTTGTCGATCATCGTATTGTTTCAGTAGCAAATTATAATGAATTGCAGCAGCAACATGACCAGGCAATCGTACACTATCACCAAATCGTTTGTATTGATCTTGATAGTCTTCAATCCCTTGAATGCCCTTAGGCAATCCAATCAACATGATATCTTTCTTTGAAGCTGATCGCAGCGCATCTTTGTATTCCACGATCAATTCTGCTACATTTTCCCAAGGTGTTCCTTTCAAGAACATCTCGATAAAATTGTTTAGTTTATCACCTACCGCCCGTGGCAGTGTGGTCTTCTTTGTATCAAGACCCATGACCTTCATACTATCCGATGGTTTACCCTCTTTGTCAACAACATGTAGTATGTATCGTTTTTTGTCAACAAAAATTCCTCTATCTGTTACGAGTTCTCGACCACATTTAACAAGATCATCAAAACCTGGATTGCACATGAACTGTTCTTGTACAAATGGTTTGTACGAGTTGTTGACTTCTAAGGCAACTCGATCAGCAATCTTAACTGCATCAGCAACTGTGGTAGCATGTGTCATAAAATATGTGCTATCAGTGTTATGTACTAAGATTCCATTGGCAAAAAACATATGTGTGTCATCAACTTCTATATCGTAGACATACTGTTGATATATCGGCAAGGTTTCAACACGTTGACATTTCACGAATGATAGGTTGTGCTTGAGTGCTGCTTGCTTCCCCCCTCCATAAGTAACAGGACGTATTTTTCGTGGCTGTATAAAACCAATTGTTTCGAGAAATAGTTTCTCATTTTTAATATGTAACCGTGATGAAAATGTTCCAGATAAAACTCCTCGGAAAGAGTTTTCGGTATTTTCAGTGCACCATGTCGAAGAAATACCACAAAACAGAAGTAGTCGGTGTATGTCTCTTATGTGTTGTTCATTTACACTTGTGATACCAATCCCACCTTGGTTGTTTGTCCATCCGTCAGCAGAAAAAAATCCACGTAGAAACAAAGCAATGTGTTGTGAGGTTTCCTTGAACATCCACGATGGAGTTGCTTTCTTATTGTCTGTATATAGATGCAGCCGAAGAAACTTTCGAAGCTGTGCTGAAGATATTTGCACATCGTGGCCATTTGGCTTGTTTGTCCAGGAAGAAATCCATCCAAGTCGACGTAGAGACTGTAAGAGGGTTGAACAAACAATATCAAGATCCTGTTTTCCGATCGACAGAAGTGTTCCACCTGTTGATTGAGTATCGACATGTCCATCGCCCATAACATATCCCATCAGAATGAAAAGTTCGTCAGGAATGTTTTGTTGAATGATTCCCTGATGTGGAATCATTGGCAAATAAAGCAACGATGAGTCTATATTCTGTGGGGTCACTTCTTTCAAGAAGTCATCGTCGTTCTTTCGCCGCTCCCGTGTGTTTTTATAGGCAATCAGAGAATGATCTTCCGTCACATCAACATATTGACGATTGGTAATCCATACACGATACATCTGTTTAGCGACCTGGTGTCGTACTACATATTTGATTGGACGGAACGTCGTCTCACGAGTTCGTGGATCATATGTTAAAGTCTGATGTTGTACTTCGGTACAATATTGTTTATCGCCTATCACGTCATTGATTTTAGTGAACAAGGTTTCAATTGTCTTGGGACCCTGGTCAGTTTCTATGATTGTGTCACCTGCAACTGAATCACCATAAATCACTGACTCACACATGAACTTTCCATTAAACTTTGGACCAAACAACGCTAATTCAGGAGGAACACCAGCATCTTGAGTATCTTTAATTGTTTCATATTGTGGAAAATCAACATTGTATTCACCATCAAGGAATTCGGCAACCTTGCGACACTGATGACGAAGAATCATTCGACCAGTTGCAGTTACACTCTCACCCATTCGTAAATCAAAGAACCGGAAATTAATGTTTGTTAAAGCACCGTAAGTGGAATTCAATTTAATCTTGTATACGTATTGTAAACGATCGTAATAATTTGCTGTTTCTTTATCACCTTTTGTAATAGCACCTCGCATCAACTTTTGATATTCTTTTCGTTGTTTATACCAATTTGCAAGAATAGCCGGAATAATCCCTTGTTGATTTTGATCAAATACTGTTCCATAGCCTGAAAGTGACCATTTTTTATCCCTCAACCATTGAGGCCACTCACTTGCTTCTTTCGTTATTGTTTCACCAGTTTCAAGGCGCAACGTAAGCATTGTAAATGATTTCTGAAATATTTCCGTCACGGCTGTAGCAAATTCATCAAATTGCCCTCGTAACGTTTCAGGAGAGATATTAATGGATTGAATTGCCGTTGGATACAGTGAGTTAATGTCGATAGATCCTGTGAATTCTTGCATTGAAACTTGTGGATAGAGAACTAAAGCACCGTCAATAGGACGATCTTCATCGGAAGAATTACCATTTGGAACAATTTGATGGAGCACATGATGGCAATAATTGATGATTGATTGTTCAACTAGTTTGAGCGTTCCTGACACGTGTTTAAACAATCCCGTTGAAATATGATACATCTGGTTGGCAAGTTCAACATAGCCGAGAGTTTGTTCAAAGCCGTGTAAGATTTCAGTATCTCGAATGTTGTATCGAACAAAGAATGGAAAGTTGTTTCTATATAGATCGTGCAGGTTGCCCTGGTATTCTAACTTGGGTAGATTAAGACCAACTTCTTGTTCAATTGATGATAGTTTATATGAAGCTTTTTCACCTGGTTCATATTTTTTATACAAATCCATGTAATCGGTACGAACCCGTCCAGCAAATTCAATTGTTGTACCAATGATTTTTGCAGATCCGTCTTTATTTCGAATTTTTCGCGAATATACAGGACGAAACCAAGGAAGTTTTTTTACTTCTGGAAAATCAAGACGAGTTAACGCTCTCTTACCTAAACGTTTTTCAACACGCCTTCCAACATACGGAGTGTCAAACATATCACTATTCCAACCACAAATTACATCGCTATCTTCAATTTCAGTAAGGAAGTTATCAAGCAATTCTGCTTCGGTTCGACACAATACAACCTTTATGTTATATTCATCGGGAATTGGAGCTTCTGGAACAGCAATATTCATTTCAGCAATTAAACGTTCTTCTGTCCAGCCATCTTCAGGAGGAATAGCAAAAACAACCAATTGTTTTGACCACTCGTGAAATAGTGAAACGGAATTGATTTCTGCGTACGGATTGTCAATTGACGAGAATCCAATTGCTGGATCGTAATTTACCTCAATATCGAAGAATGTGATATGAAGTTTCGGAGCTGGTTTTCCAAAGTAAACTTGAGATAAAATACGAAAATGTGGCTCAATGTCTATCTCATATAAGGTAAAGCCTTCAGCTTTGCACCGATCCTTTTTAGATACAAAATCTCTCTCACTGGTACAAATAATTGGTGTAACAGAATCACCGTAAATTGTCTTATGTTTTCCGTCAGGATCATCAACATAAAACATATACGGAGCCGAGTAGGGTATTGCCTGACGCCCATGCTCATCACGCTCCCAGACGATGACATCATCATTAATTGTTGTAGCTGAAATATAACTCATGTAGTGCTCCTAGAATAGTATGATTATAGCAGAGTCTTCAATAAACAGCAACATTGTACCCCTCTCGAATAAATAGTCATGCACAGTCTAACTGCGAATCTATTCAAGGAGAAACCCTATGTCAAACTCTGTTCCACTTCCTGGTGAAGCGGACAAGGAAATTGGTGCTGGTTTTGCACCATTAACTGTTACTGCTCAAGACATTCCAAATCTGACAGTAAAGATCCGAGCTGGATCTTTTTGGAATGCTGATGATGCTGTTGTTCAATATCCAGGCGGTAATTCTCCGTCAGTTCCACCACCTAGCTCACTTTTTCGCTGGACAGTTGTATCATTATCGAGCGCCGGTTCTGTAGTCTTTACACACGGTACTGCATCAGCCGCTCCATCGATCCCAGCTGTGGCAGCAGGGTTGCTACCATTAGCAGCTATCTACATGGGTTCTACGACGACGCAAATTACAAGTGTACTGATTCAGGATGTTCGTCCATTGTACGATGTAGTTGATACTGTTCCTAATTTAGCAGCTGAGCTTGCTGATCGTCCAACCTTCGCAGATGTTGCAAATGATTTGGCACTGAAAGCTGATATTGATGGTACACCAAGTTCAGTTTTCTATTTGAATAAGGGTGCTGTTACACCAGCCAATGCAAATTTACTGGTTGATCGTTCTGCTTTGCCTGATGTTTCAATTCGTTGGAATGAAGGAACAATGACATGGCAATTCACAAACAATGGTGTTACATTTGTTGATATTGCTTCAGTTTCTGGCACATTCATGGATCTCGTTGCATCGCCAACCGTTGGCCATGTTCTAACGGTAGATGCTCTTGGCCAAGCAATTGATAGCGGTACTTTGCTTTCAGCTCTGGCAACTACGTCGAGTGTTACCTCAAGTTTGGCATTGAAAGCTGATAAGGTTATTGCTGCAGTTAATGGCGATCTTGCAAGCTTGAATGCATCTGGTAATTTGGTTGATAGTGGTATTCTTGCATCATCCCTCACAGGACTTGCTCATTTAGCAGGTGTAGAAACATTCACAGGTGCAAAGACATTCACAAGCAATGTTACAGTTGCTACTGGTCCAGTTGCTAATCCATCGTTAATTGCTGGTGTATTTGGTGGTACAGACATGGGTATTGAAGTTACTCGTGCTGCACTTCCAGCAAATCCAGCCATCGTCAAGTGGGATGAAGCATCTGGTACATGGCAAGTTGGTATCGTTGGTGTTTCCGTAGATACAATTCTTACAAATGTTGTGTTGTCTGATTATGTCAAGGCAGATGGTACAGTTCCAATGACTGGTGCACTACAGCTTGCTGCAGGTACAGCTGCTGCACCATCACTAACATTTAGTGGTGCAACAAACAAAGGCATGTATGACAGTGGGTTGAACGAGTTGAGTTTTGCAACGAATGGTACATCAGCTGTTGTTGTAGATGATACGCTCGCAACATTCAGCCGTATCCCTGTTCTACCACAACATTTGGTTGGATCACTACCAACTGGTGTACCTGGCGGCATGATTTATGTAACAGACGCAACACCAGATCCAGCTATGTGTTTTTACAACGGAACAGACTGGATCGATGTTGTTACAGGTGTGGCAGTAGTTTAATCGTAGCACGATTTTGTTCGGATGAAAAAAGAGCCACCAATTGGTGGCTCTTTTTACGCTGCTAGTTTCTCTTCGTAGTCTAAATCAGCTGCAGGAAGTCTACCTTCAACGAGAGTTTCGTAGAGAATTTCAAAGTGTCGATTTTCTTCTTGTAACGATGCATAATTGTGTTTGAACATCGTATTAGCCAACTTTTTAATTTGCTTTTTTTCGATACCTGTACCACTTGAAGCATCTCCGATCGTCTCCTTGATCGCCTCGCGTGAGTCTTCAATTTGTTTCATGTATTCGGTAATCGTAACGAGCATTGTCTTGAATTTCCGACGTTCGTCAGTATCATTAACAACGTTTGTTACACTTTGATCTTGCGATGGTTTTGGTTGTTTCTTTTTGCTCTTGACCATATTGTTCTCCTTGTAATTGACCTTTTATTCCCAACCAATTGTCCGGTAGGGTGGAATAATAATCAACAGATACTGTTGTAATCGTTTGACTTTCCTCGATCTTTTTGTTGAGAATTTTTAAAATTGGTAACCAGTGTCGTACCTTTGTAACGTAGATACTTTTTGGTGCATTTGGTCGGTTCATGGCATTTCCAATACCCATGTTATATGCCGCAACTGTCCGAGCCCACTGATGTTTAACCATATCAAAATACATCGTATACAACATAATACCCATACGAACATTCAACTTATGATCAGTGAGAAGCAGTTGCATGATCTCCTTATCTTTCACAGATTTCAATACACGTTCTCCAAAATACTGAACACGCAAGTTATCATTATCTCGAAACAGCACTCTAGCTGTTGGGATAGTTAATTGCATCCAACCATATGAACGACGATTTGGATGTGCACGTGGCAGTCCAATTGAACCACCTGTTCCTGCTTGCGTTTCAACCATCATAATTGCCTGCAGTGTTAACAAGTGTTCTTGTGCATTCATTTCTGTTACTACTTCCCGAAGCAATTTCAGGTTTTGAACTGCAATGTTGGTAAATGTGAAGGACTTGTTACTATTAATAACAATTGCTCCTTCGGCACTTGTCTGAGCTGCGCAGAATGACGCAGAGAAAAGTGAAACTAAAAACCAAAGCATTGCAGCGAGGCATGTTAATAATGTCTTCATTGCGTTCCTCCTTTTCAGAGTGAATGAGAGCCCCACAGCATATTAAAAAAGCTGTTTGCATCTTACCTTACGTTTTCGCTATTGAGCAACTAGTAAGTCGATATTACTTTGATTTTTGTGTAGAAAACCACGTTTGATAATTTCCAGGGAAGTCTTTTGGATTGTAAAGATAAGGACGATCGGCCGCCAAGTGGAACCGAACTTGAAATAAATCCCCTGCAAAAATGGGTGTTGTGATGTTGATAAAATGTGGATCGGCGGGAAACAACACCAGTGTTCCCCGTTGTGGGTTGAATCCAAAGTTGTGTTGCGGAAACTCTAATTTACCTCCGTATACGTCATAGTCTCTTTCAAATGGGATCTTGTCTTGAAAATCACTTAAAAATACCACCCCAGTTACATCACGACTAAGAGTACGAAGCCATTTTCCTCGTAAGAACTTGCTATTACCGCAAAGAAAATCCCCTTTACATCCTTGAGGAAACCATTCAAACTCCATTGATTCAGTTCCCTTGTAAATGATGTTATAGTATTGCATAACTTCTGGTAGTAATAGTAGCAATCGTTCATAGATCATTGCTTCAGCCCGCTCTGAAGATTTGGTTGTCTTAATTTCAAGGCCATCTTTGTCAGCGTCGGGAACGTTAAAATCCATGTAATCCACAATCACATCACAGTGGTGAGGCGATAAGAATTCGTCTATTACGAAAAATGGTGATTTATTAGTCATCTTTGAGATTGCGTACAACTACTGTACGCATGTGTGTTAATAGCTCAGCAATTGTCATATCTGATTCAGCAAGAATTTCAATTGCTTCGATAATTTTTGCATTGGCAATTTTAACACTAACATCTTCAGGAACAGATGGTGCAACCGGGGGTTCACTACCATCCTTTGCAACATCAATTACAAAGTTACCTGCTTTTAGAACGTTTTGTCCAACAAGAACTGGAGTGTCCATATTGGAACGATCGTTGAGATTGAATACAACACCTTGTATCTGAACACCATCGACTTCAATATCAACTTTAATTGTTGGGCGTTCATTTGCACCACCATCAGCAGAATGAACTTCCTGATGTCCAGCCAAATCCATTGTAAATCGTCGACCACCCAGTGCTTTAGACGTAAAAGTAATCTGATTACCATTTACTTCCGTAGAATCAGCATGGAGTGAAGAAGTAGTTGCTCCACTATCAACTTTCGCATCGACTTCTACACCATCGGCAAAGTTGGTAAATTTAACCTTAGTCGTATCACCAAGAACGTGCTGATTGTCCATCATAAGCCCCTATCTTTTGCTGTAATACGTATTTATGCGGTCAATCAACGGTCGAATCCATGTTTCTACTTGAGCTTTGAAAACAAGCGGTACAATTCCCTTTTCAACAGACATAACAATGACAACGTTATCGATTTGGATATTATATACCTCGTCAAACATCAGTGCATATGCTGTAGTTTGGAGATAGTAATCCTCAATCATTTGTTTGTACTTGTCGTTTGTAGAAGTCTTAAAGTCAACAACAGATAATACCCCATCCCACTCAGCGATACAATCAGCGCGTCCTGCTACCTTGAGAATATTGCTATAAAGGGGAATTTCTTGAGCATAGATGTTGTTAACCTTCTTTAGAAGCAATTTCAAAGAATGAAATTCGGCGGCAGTTTCTTTGGGTTGATTTTCTGTTGGATTTGGATGATTATTCAGATACTTCTCAGCCATGAAATGAACAGCTGTACCACGATCCGCTGCTCGTTGCATTTCCTTGTTTGCTGCAACTTCACCCAGAGAAGTACGCCATTCCTGAAGCCAGGGCTTCTCCTTATGACCAAGTAGCGTTGTGATCGAGGGATACACGGCACCTTGTGGTGTTGTATAATATCGACCCTTGGGTGTATCTTGAACGGAAATTGCTTTATGGGAAATCGTATCGTTGTGTACGAACATATTATCCTGGTTGTCCGGGCGTTTGAGCACCAGCACTACCAGGAGTTGTTGTACCTGTAGTTGGAGTGTTTGGTTTCACCATTTGGCCCTGTTGTTCTTTTTCAGCCGCTGCGCGCTCTCGTTCAATCTGAGGCATCAGTGCCTGTTTTTGTTTCTGTAGGCCCATTTTCTTCATATTAATAGGTTGAGTCAACCGTTGTAGTTGATTATCCAACGTTGCCATCATGGTGTCCAACTGTGCAACTTTTGATGCAGCATCCTCGTCCAAGGCTTGCTGAATGAATTCTTTAAATGAAAGAGACATTATTTGATCCTTTTCAGAATGAAATTGGCAAGATGAGAAGCAGGAATTCTACCACGAACACCAACAGCACGCCTGCCGATTTCCTCTTCTTCCTCTTTGGAACCTAACTCGGGTTCCTGAGGGATTGCATTTTGGTCACCAGCAGTTTCTCGTTTCCATTGTGCAAGTTTAGCAAGTTGTTTGGATTCTTTCTTTTCTTCTTGCTTCTTCTTGTAATATTCTTCCATATCCATATTTTCTTCTTCTTGCTTAACACGTGCAACAGACCCACGTTCACCAGCTTGAAACCCCTTAGTTTCAGCTTCCTTTTGACGTGCAACAGCTTCAGCCTTGCGAGCATCAGCATCAGCACGCATCATATCAATAACTTGTGTCAGTAATGATGTGACTTCGGTCTCACCACCTGCAGCGGGTGTTTCCATACCTGCATCAGCACCCATATCAACAGGAGGTTGTTCTCCTGGTGGAGCATTTGGATCCACTCCAGGTTGACCTTGATCGGCAACAGCTTGACTTTCTTCAGCGTCTTCTTCAACATCTGGCCAAGCAACATCAAGAATACTGAAACGATCACGAAGACGGAAGAGAACTTCAGCTACTTCTGGTGTGCGATCTTCATGTTCTTCTTCGGCAGCCAAGTATGCACCAAGAGCATTTTCGAATTCATCGGCTTGATCGGCCTGAACAGTAACTCGAACGATATTACCTTTGTCATCTTCTAGACCAAAGGTAGTAGCATTTTGACGATCAATTTTGTCTTTCTTTTCGAGAGATTTTAGCTTTGCAATTACTTCGGTTTGATCGAACTTCGGGTGGCCCATTGTTGGATCTTGATGTTCGCGCTGCTCAACTTCACTTAAACGTGTGAACGCTTCTTGGAGACCAATACCAGCCTTTTTCTTTGGTTTGCGAGTTTTCTTTATAGCACTTTTACTTGCCATGGAAAATAATGGCATTGAGTAACCAGCTATTGCGCCCGCACCTACAGAGCCACCTGCGGCATCCTCATTGAGTTTCTTGAGCAATTCCATACGCGCTTTCCTTTTAAATGCTTGGTTCATTATTTATGACCAGCACAGTGAAAAAGCCGTTTACTCAATGGTCTCTAGGTTATCAATGACAAAAGTGCGGTATTTCAACTCTACGTCGGGAGTTTGACTGGTATGTTCAAGCCATGTTTCGAAATTAAACATGCCAGCCAAGTAAGCCTCGCGATATTTCATGAAGTCCATCCACAGATTTTGCAACTGAATCTGTTCTTGACCAGTATAATCGGTGACGTCAAAAGCCTTGATATTCTGTACAGCTGGAACTGCAAAGGGAATGATAGTTCTTTTGGTAACTTCACCCTTGCCGATGCTTGTGTATCGAATGTCGCAAATTGCTGCTTCTGCAATCTTAGAGATCTTGGTCGCCATCATTACTCTCCGGTGCATCATTTGCTACTTCTGGCAAAAATGCAGCTGCAGCTTTCATAGCAGCATCACGATCTGCTGTGATCGTTGTGTAAAGTTCACGCTGAAGATCACGGAGTGCTGCACGAAGCATCAAGAGGTCTGATTGTGCATCAACTTCTTTCTGACGCCACTCGTCGAACATTCCGACGAGTTGTTGAACGGTTGGGCTCATCTTTTCAACGGCGTAAGATTGGTCGTTGATATTGAGGGTTACTGTTGTTTGGATCTTTGGCATTATTGTTCTCCTTATGTGTCCATTATGTCCAGTATAGATCTCTTACTCTTTTCTGGCAAGCCTTTAATTGTAGATTTTCTTTCAATTGATCGCTGTAAATTACGATCGTCATCGTCTTCATTATCAGGATTGAGAATTCGGAGATATTTATTGTCCCATTTCATTGGAACAGTTTTGCCTACAGCATCACTGCTACGTGATTTTAAACACGTAAACATCATCACACCTTCCGCTTTCATACTTCCTGTCATAACAATGGCCCATTGCCAGTCTACTGTATTTACTTTACTTAATCCACCGGCAGTGTGGCCTTGATTTAGTTCTTCAGCTTCAATTGCACCTCTATTTAGTTGTGAAGCCGTCGCGATAAAAGCATTGTATTCTTTACCTAAATCATCAAGCTGTTCTGCGGCATATTTGTCTTTAACCCAAATATTATCGTAAGACATTTTTTGATTTGTCCCCATTTTATCGAGATAATCAAGAATGATACTATCGGGTCTACGACCATACTTTAGTTCGTATTCTTTCAAATAAGCTCGTAATTGATTTGCATTTGTGTCACTTGGCAAATATTTGATAACTAATCTACCAAGACCTTTTGAAGCACTATTAACCTGATACGCAATCTGCTGATATTCTCTTTCAACAAGTACAGAAGGAATGCCTGAGAACATAATGTCAAATCGCTGGGCAACAAGTTGCTCAGGAAGTTCAAGTGAAATGTACACGACATGTTTACCTTGATGTACAAAGTTATATGCAAGATTGGCCAATGTGATAGATTTACCAACACCAGAGTTTGCACAAAACATGATTACTTCACCGCGAGCCAACCCACCATTCATAAGATTATCAAGTGGACTAAAACCCATTGGTGTTCTTAATGGTTGTCGAACGAGTTCTTCCAGTCGTGACAGAGGATCATCAAAATAATCTAAACCAAGATCGTGATTAAGAGAAATGAGAATAGCTTCTTTCATTCCTTCTAAAATTTCATTGTACCGACCTTCTTTTGCTAATTCTGGAGCAGCATATACATTTCGCATTACGGCTCTTTGACGACAAAATGCTTCAATTTCATTTGTCGTGTATTTCACTTGATCAGATGTGATAACTCGTTTTTGAAGATTGAGTTTTGTTTCGGCGTAAATTTGTTCGAGCGATGGAAGGGAATGATATTGATCATAGTACATGTTAACGAACTCGAGACTCTTGCGGTACTCGGGATCGAAATAATCTGGTTTGAGAATTGACTGACACACAGTATATGTATCAGGTGAAGAAAGCAAATACTCAAGCAATAATTGTTGCTTGTCTGCCTGATCTTTCATTGGCAACTCCTTGTTCTTATTGTGTTGATGATTATAGGAGTAAACGAATAATTAGGCAACAACGATTACTGGTGGGTAAATGGACCTGATTGCTGAAGGATTGGAATACATATTACCCAGATGATAATACGTTGCTGGATTTTGAGAATCGATTTGAGATATATCAATTACTTGATCTGGAATTCGATCGACAGGACCAAATGGAGAATTTCCAAGGAGAATAAAGTTTTCATTAATGTTCGGACTGAACCCGGTAAAATATACCGGCGATCCATCACTAATTAATCCGTTTGAGAAATATGCAGGACCAGGTATGTTTGTCAGAATATTAAAACTACGAACAGCATAATTTCGTCCACCAATATGAACAATATCAGCACCGACCCATGGAGAATTAACGGATGGAGCAGCGTCAATACCAACATATGACACAATTGTATCAGGCACATTGCCTTTATAAACAACTGTGACAGAAATCAATGCAGCAAAACTTGCTGTTGCAATTGTAATTTCTCCGACATTGGTTAATAATTTATCAGGAACAACAGTTGTATTAATAACCTGAGGATTGACAAGGTTTTGTGAAGCAGTACCAATACACTGTGCAATACCACTCTCCGAACGAGTAAAAAATACATTGACGGTATTCAAATCAACCATAACAACTGTAAATTGATCTGGTGCTAATTCTACTTGAACAAACTCTCCGTTAGTATTCAGTTGGCGATTAACGAGAATTTGAACAACTGGTAATGAACCAAGATTGTGAGTAATCGTCCATTCAATATTAGCAATTGTTTGTGGATGATTGAAAAGAATATTGCGAGGAAACCAATCTTGCAATCCAGGTACTTCCAATGGAAATGCTGGCGTGCTATTAATTTCTCGTACGTTCTTTACGGGGAAGAGTTTACCAGGACAATTTTCAGTAATGATGCATCGTTGAACAACATCAAAGCTGTATTGATTGAGTGGCACACGTGTGCGCCGTGTGCAAGTATCACATTGATAAACCACATCCCCACGGGTTGATTTCACTTAGGTATCCCTGTAGGAATTACCAAACCAGATACAGAACTGAGATATTCTTTTTCAAGAGCATCTGGCAAATCTGTTGATCGAGCCATAATGGCAGTTTTTGAAAGAAGCATAGACTTTTCTGTTCCACCTAGAGAAAAGATAAATGGTGCCAATGTTAATTTGAATCCTTGTCGGCCTTCCCGGCCTTGGACAGGAACGGGCGCAATTTCACGTACATCTTCTAGTAAAAATTCTGCATCATTACCATGATTATCCATATTGATTTTTGCAATGATTTCTTGACCATTAACCATTTTGAAAATACAGACTTGTGTCATACAATTATCCTTTATTGTTATGTATTTAATAGTTTACTATATGTTGGGCAACTCTCAACTCTTACAGCATAATAATACGGAATGCCATAAAAAATGATCTCACTATCAGACATAATTCCTTCGATTAAATTTTCTCGAATATAGGTGTATTTAACAAGATCAGTCACAATCTCAACGGCTTTTGTTCCATCAAGACTTTCAAATAATGTGTTCAAAACTTGTTGATATTCAGTTGTTGAATTTTGAACTTCACGACTATATAAAAACTTATACCCATCTATTGGGAAAATATAACACGGGTTACTACCTTCTACCATTGGTGGATTGCCATAGGCAAAAATAGCCCGCTGTCGAAGGTTTGTATTGAATGCTTTTGAGAATGCCTCCGCCACACAATCTGTTCGTTTTTGATGACGAACTTTGACTTTCTGTAACAAATCAGCACGTAGTGGAAGTTGTTTCAGAACGGGAATACCAGCCGTTTCACGAAGGAATTGTGAACATTCACGAATAATAACCCTTGCAGTGCTTCTTACTTCTTCATCACATCCCAAGATATCTTCAATACGCATAAACCCCCCTCTTTAGAGAGGGTATTTATGGATTTAAACCTGTTACTTTTTTGCTTCTTCTTCTTGCTGATTAAGAGCCTGAACTACCTCATCAATGAATTCATTACACTTGCCAATATTCACTTGTTGAACAGCACGAGGACTTAACATTACTTCGTGGAGTCGGTAAGCAAATTCGCTTTGCCATTGATATAGCTGATTGGCAATTCCCTTGTTACTACGAAATGGTCGTTCCATCTTAGAAGTAGCAGTATTAAATGTTGCTACCAGATATCGAACAACTTGTGGAATATCCTTCTCTTTTGCTTCTTTGGTTTCTGCCATTATTAGAATTCCCAAGAAGTTGATCAAAAGCACCCTTGAAAGAATGCACCCTGTTACGTATTAAACATTACTTATGTTAATCGCTTAGGTCAACTGTTGTAAACCCAACCACGATGAACTATCATATCGAACGATATGATTTCTGCACATAAAATTAAACCTAGATAAGCAGATTGTAAATAAGACAAACCTATGAAAGAACGATACGCTCATGCCCACATGCGAGCGGCCTTAGAGTATGCAAAGTTATTATATTATAAGGACAACCAAGTGGGGTGTTTGATTGTCAAAAACGATCAAATCATTTCTATCGGCTTCAGTGGTAGTAGAGACGTATATTACATTGAAGACCATCCTAAGAGTTTTGCAGGACTAAAATTTCTCGAACGCTGTAACTTATCAATTTATCGTATGGCGATCGAATATGACACAACTAATAACAACAATAAGGAGCATACTACATGTCGACTTCTCTTCATGAGGATTCTGCACAGCATAAAGGTATTTTTCTACCCGATCATCAACTTCTTTCACAACCGGAAGAAAATCTAAGCGAACAAGACCTACTTTTTTTACTTAAACATCGACTAACCCGTGAACATCCGACGGTTTTTGAAGATGCTTTTGCTGAAGAAGTTTGGGCTAGTACGTACAAAGATCATAATGACGAAGATGTCAGTGATACTGTGTTCCGAGTTGCAGCCGCCGCTGGTGCAATGGAACAAACGGCAGAACTTCGTTTAGAGTGGACAGAAAAATTTTACATGTTGTTAACAAAATTTCATGGCACATGTGGTGGAAGAATTTATGCAAATGCAGGGACGGAGTGGGGTGGTACCACACTTATGAACTGTTACGTTGGTCCAAGAGTTAAGACTGATCCCGATAGTTTGGATGGTATTTTTGAACATGTTCGGTCACAAGCCCACACATTAAAATCAGAAGGCGGTTGGGGTGAGAATTTTTCATATCTGCGTCCTCGCGGTGCGTTCATTGGTGGTATAGGAGTTGAAACACCAGGTTCTGTAAAGTACATGGAAATTTTTGATAAGGTATCAGATGTTATTACCGCAGGATCTGGTCGTAAGAGTGATAATAAAAAAGCGAAAGGTAAAATTCGCAAAGGCGCAATGATGGGAGTCTTGGATTGCCTCGGTGGAAACACACCTATCAACACTCTTCTTGGAAAAATACCAATCAAGGACCTTGTAGGTCAAACGCCGTACCTGTATTGTGCAGATGAACAGGGAAAGGTTTTTGTGCGTCAAGCATTACTGGTATGGTCAAAGGGAGTAAGAAAAACCGTCAAGATTGTGTTTGATAATGACGACTTCATCGAATGTACTCCTGAACATGAGTTTATGTTGAGTGGGGGAGCATTCAAAAAAGCCAAAGATTTACAACCAAGTGATAGTTTGGCAGCTTTGAATAAACGACTTGTGAATGATTATCTGTCGTTGAGTGTCACAGGCAGTCGTAAACTCATCGCCGAGCATAATGCGGTATTCGAGATGAAGTATGGCTACTATCCGTCTATACTAACTGGGTCGCGTACTCCGGAAAGCACTGTTGCACATCATGAAGACCATGTAAAGTGGAACAATCATCCCAACAACATTCAACAAATGACGTTACGTGAACACGGTATTCATCATTCTACCGACTTGTGTGAACTACAACGCATGCGGGCAGAACGTATGAAAGGGAAAACGTGGAATGAGTTTTACGGAGAAGAGCAAGCACAGGAAATCAGAACGAAATATATAGCGAAGCGCAAGGGATCGACGCCGTGGAACAAAGGCATGAAATTCGCAGTTGATCAAACAAATCACAAGGTTGTTCGTGTTGAAGAAGGCATAGAACAAGAAGTTTTTGACATTTCAATGCCGGATTATCACAACTTTGTGGCGAATGGTGTATTTGTTCACAACTGTTGGCATCCAGATATTATGGAATTTATCACAGCAAAACAACATCCTGGTCGTTTGACAAAATTTAATGTTAGTGTTAATTGTACAGATGATTTTATGCAACGTGTTGTTGGTATTCTTAAAATTGATAACATGCTTGCTGAAGAAATGAATTTTGATCAACCTAATGATGAACGAGTTCAATCACTTCAAGCAGAACGTGCGCACCTTGATAAATGGCAATTGGTGTTTCCTGATACAACATTTTCGAAGTACAAATCTGAGTGGCAAGGTGATTTGAATCAATGGCGCACGAAGGGATACCCAGAAATTGTTTACAGTACAATTTCTACATTACAGTTGTGGGATTTGATTATGCAAAGCACATATAATCGTGCTGAACCAGGTGTTTTATTTCTCGACCGTGCAAATCAGTTTTTACCACTAAATTATGCAGAGACGGTATATGCAACAAATCCATGTGGTGAACAAACATTGGCACCAGGTGGTGTTTGTAATCTCGGGTCGTTAAATCTCACACAGTTTATTAATAATGATCGCTCGGGGTTTGATCTAGAAAAATTGACACAGTATACACAATACATGGTTCGATTTCTTGATAATATAAATGATTTGACGAAAGCTCCCCTTCCTCAATATGAGTGGAGTATCAAAAATAAACGACGCATTGGTGTTGGTATTCTTGGTTGGGGTTCTGCCTTGTATATGTTGAAGACAAAATTTGCAAGTAAGCAGGCTGATCGTCTTCGTGATGAAGTAATGCAAACAATTGCTCAAACTGCTTATATGTATTCGATCGATCTTGCTGAAGAAAAAGGCATGTTCTCCGTATGTGATCCAGAAAAACATCTGCAGGGTATTTTTATTCGTAGTCTTGATCTTCCTGCAGAATATTATGCAAAATTAAAGCAAACAGGAATTCGTAATAGTTCGTTGTTATCAATTCAACCAACAGGTAATACATCAATTTTTGCAAACGTTGTATCAGGTGGTCTCGAACCAGTATTTCTTCATGAATATGTTCGTACAGTAATCGTTGGTACCATGCCAACTAATATTGCAGATGTAACACCGAAATGGTTTGAAGGTGCGTGGCACGAAACGGCAATGTTCAAGTTTACAAAGGAAGGTGACGAAGAAATTCTTAGAGGGCTTGGACCTGATGGTGTCGTTTATAAAATTGACAAGAATCGTGGTCTAACAAAGGAAGTTCTTTGTGAAGATTACGGGGTTCGTGTGATGAAACGTGCGGGGTTATGGAACTCAAATGCAGCATGGGCAGCCACAGCATTGAGTCTCAACGTAAAGGATCATGTTAGCGATCTGAAAGGATTTGCGCGGTGGGTTGATAGTGCTATGAGTAAGTGCGTTGCTGAGGGAACCTTACTTGTTACAAATAGAGGCATTGAACCAATAGAAGCACTGGGAGTGTGTCAAAATCAAGAAGGCTTTGGAGTTGCTGCTGATGATGTTTTTGTTTTAGACGAGAATGGAGTTCAACGTCGAGTAACACGTCACTACTATGGTGGAGAGAAACCTTGCAAAACTGTTCGTTTTGACAATGGCTTCGAGCTCACAGCCACGCACACTCATAAACTGAAGACACAAGATGGATGGAAAGCATTTGATGAACTTGAAGAAGGGGATAAGGTCTTTTATCGAATGGATACACTCCAAACTGGACGACAATATTGCGATGCTCCACAGCCCGTGTTTGCTGCAAACGCAAAACACACGACATTTCCAAAGACAGTTGATGAAGATTTTGGAATGTTGTTAGGAATGTGGATTGCTGATGGAAGTAGTACAGATCATTCAATAAGTATTTGTGAGAAAAATGATGTCGTAGAAGCATTGTGTACCGATCTTATGCACAAGTTGTTTGTGACACATAAACAACAACTCGACGATCGTTGGGGAGTTCGAAGCCACTATGTTCATTCATCATCGATTGCACGTTGGTTCAAACAACACTTTGGTCATGGTGCAGCGGGTAAACGCATACCAGACTGGTTTTTGCGTTCTCCACCAGCAGTCTGGAAATCGTTTTTGGAGGGTTTGACGCTCGATGGTTATATTAAAAAGGATGATTATTCTTCCGTGCTGGTTGTGTATGATGGATATTCCCAGGATGTAGCAACAAAGGTTTCCTATATGTTGTCAGCAATGGGTGTGCAGTATTCGATAATGGAAAGAAATGCCGGAGATGGACATAAAACATTTGGTGTTGTTGCGTGGCTGGAAGACAATGATACATTAGTTCCTGTTGAACCACATAAACGAAAGTATGGAGTCAGAGGAAAAACACAAAACCAAACACATGTTTCAGAGCATTTGTTTGAACATCTGATTTCTCAACAACCTAACAATGTTTATGGTGCAACAATGCGAGCGCGCCTGCACAAGTGTCAAAAACGTGGTAATTTTGTTCGTATGTCGTTTCTTGATAAGTTGGGAGTGAACTATGACAACAACCTCACGTGTGTTGTGGTAACTAACATCGATGATGTGGGCAGTCGAAAAGTGTATGATATTGAAGTGGAAGAAACACATAGTTACCTAATCAATGGTATTGTCTCTCATAATACGGTAAATGTTCCGAATGAATATCCGTTTGAAGATTTTAAATCAATCTACATTGATTCTTATACATCCGGATATGTAAAGGGAGTTACAACGTATCGTGCAGGAACAATGACAACCGTTCTTGCAGCAAAGGATGAAAAGACGGCAACTGATGCAGATGAAGAAATTGTTCTTGAGGATGTTAAATTACCTGATTCAGCTCCCGCAACAATGAAAACTTTGAAGGCGGAAGGTCGAAAATGGTACTTGACCGTTCTTTGGTGGGATGATCAAAAGTCGCGCCCCTTTGGTTTTTTTGTTCACACAAATAGCTATGAAAAGACCGTTACGTCAGCTGATGCTGTTGAAGTGTTAACAACGTTAGCACGAAGCAAAAAAATTCCAATGAAACATATCAACGAAACACTTGAGAAGATTGCAAGTGATAATAATACGACGAAAGTTGCACGTATGATCAGTTTGAATCTTCGACATGGTGTCTTGATTAAAAATATTGTTGCTGCACTCGATCGTGTTCAAGATGTGTTTGTAGGTACTTTTTTGTTTCAGATCAAAAAGTACCTATCTACATTCATTCGTGATGGTGAAAAAGCTGAGGGTATTGTGTGTAGTGACTGTCAATCTCCGCACGTAGTTTTTAGTGAAGGTTGCCACAAATGCACAAATTGCGGATCTAGTAAATGTGGTTGATCCTTTTTGAAAACAGGGTAATATAAATACAACTATGAAGATCAATGATATACTACAAGAAAAGAACAGTGGAATTGCTCATGCCAAAGCTTATGCCAAGGGCTGCGAAGCGGGTGATGCCTTCATGAATTCTTACGGTCAGCATAAGGGCAAAGTAATGCCTACGTGCGAATACGAAGAGAATTCTGAAGAACATCGAGCCTGGCATACCGGTTTTAAGAACACTGTACACACGTCTGAGTGGTTCGATGGAGATTGAAATGAAACTAGATGAGGTTATTGTGGAAGAACAGAAAATAGAAGGACTTTTTGTTGATTTGGATGGCGTTCTTGTTGATTTTGTAGCACTTGCGCAACAGTGGGTGCCACAATGGCAAGATGATAGTGTTCCAAATCGCAACAAGAAGTTGGATCGTGAATTGTGGGGCAGAGTGAGTGGGCGCGCGAAGCGGGGGGAACCATTTTGGGGTTCGATGAACCCAATGAATGATGCTCATGAACTTTGGACATATATTAGTAAGTACAATCCACAAATTCTTTCCGCTAAAGGAGTTGTTGGTAATCCTGATCCAGAGAAACGAGAGTGGGTTAAAAAGTTTCTTGGTCCTAATGTGGTGGTAAATCTTGTGACCAAAGCTATGGATAAAGCGCAATTTGCTGCTCCTGGTCGTATCCTGATCGACGATAAAATGAAAGCAATTCAACCGTGGCGTGATGCGGGTGGAATTGGTATTCTTCATACCAGTGCGGCAAGCACAATTAAACAACTGAAGGATTTGGGACTATGAAGTTGCAGCATCTTCGAGAGAGTTATTTGGCTTATGTAGTTCCCGATCAAGCTCGCAATGATCTTGCTCGGGAGTTTCAACCAAAGTATCCAGAATTTGTTGGTCATCATATCACTCAGCAGTTTGGTGTTCCCCTCAACACTCAAAATCCTGGTAATAGCGCTCAAATTACCGTAATTGGACATGCTGAAGAAGACGGTCTAGAAGCGCTTGTAGTGACCGTTAATGGTGCCAAACGTCGCGAAGATGGGAGACTGTATCATATCACTTGGTCTTTAGATAGGAGCAAGGGAAAGAAGCCAGTAATGTCAAATGATCTCGTTCAACGAGGATATACACCTGTTGAGCCGTACACGTTTAATGCACCACTTAAGTTGTTCTCTTAGTATTCATCATCAAATCGACCCTTGCCATTTCGTTTGATGAATGTGCCGTAGTTGTTGTCATCTTCTTGCTGAGCAATATATTCCGCCCACTGTTCAAGAGTAGCAAAGTGTTGATTTTCAGTTGGATCGAAAACTGTTCCATTCTCTCCAATATCGATACCATATAACTCAATAAGTTCTTCCGGAGATAAACGACGAATGTCGTTTATCACACTCGATTGAGTGTCCGAGTCATGCTTGTTCATTTATTGCTCCTGCATGTTCATGTTGAAAAGCCAAAACTTCCTTTAATGTCGCTATCTGATGATTTGGGCATGTTTTCAGTCAAAGTACGGAGACGTTTAACTGCTTCATTGAAATCAACTTCAAATACTTCAACAGATACAATCAATTCTTTTAAATGAGCAATAGAGAAGTTCTTTGTACTATCAACCCATTTATCGAGTTCGTCGACATTAGCTACATCTGCTAACCGTTGGTTCTTTGTTATAAAATAAAGACGCCGCGCATCTTCATTAGGCATCCCAATTTTACGAACAATATCGAAACGACTAGGTCGACATACAAATCGCGGATCCAGGCGTTCTGGATAGTTTGTTGTAGCAATGAATACAACGTTATCGATTTGTAATTCACCATCCATCAATGCAAGTAGTTCAGCTTCGTTGTATTCTTCAACGATCGCATCGACATCTTCAAGCATGATTACGATTGGTCGATGAGGTTCAACTTCACGAAGCATTTTTAATCCACGCGCTCCCAAATTAGGATCACTAACATAGACGGCAATTCCGCCATTATCAATAATATGTTTTGCAATCATTTGTAGAGTTGAAGTTTTCCCACTTCCGGGAGGACCCCACAACAACACCCCCCGCTTCCACAAGAACCCAAATTTGCGAAAATGTGCTTCTTTTGTCCAAAAGGTTTGAATTTCCCTGAGCACAGTATCTGAGACACTATCAGGAAGCATAATTAATTCGTCGAGATTTACATCAGCACGATTGAAATAAATGCCAATTTGATTGCTCTGCTCAACTGTATATTGACCAGGCGGCAAAGTAGCAGCTGCTGTTTCACAAGCAGAGTACATACGCCCATTATATATGGCCCACATTTCACGTGCTAGTTGACTTGGTTGATGTTTGGTTTCTGACGGCTGCGGCATCTCGATACTCTCCGATCCACGTCCACGACGACGGACCGTGTTTTTGGTTGCAGCTTTTGCCAACTCTCGAGCAAACTCACCTAGTTCGGCGGCGATGTTTTCGCTACTCATTTTTGTAGAGTCCTTTGGAGTAGTTCTTTAATACTTCTTCAAGTTCGGAAATGTAAACCTTACGGCGTTTTGCTTCACTGGACAACAGATCAAGATAAACTTTCAGTTGTGTTTCCCCTTCTTTAATTTTTTCTTCATTTTTCAGACGTTCTTCCTCAGTAAAGCGGTATACAGGAAGATCGGCAATGTAGTCAACGTTAACAATTTTAATTGCATCAAGCCATTCTTTCAATTCAGCACGACTGTCACATTTAGCAGCCGTAGTACTAGCCTTGTGCTTAATTGCAATACGTACATCATAGTGACGTTGAAGTTCATCTTGAAGCAAATCACGAAGTCGTTCGTATCGTTGAACGTACCACTGAAGCCTCCAATCGGTGAATAACCGTATAAAGGCAACAGGATCAGTATTTAAAATTGCCTTGCCAGTGAAATCTACCACATTGAGGTTCTCAATATGGCGAATTGCTAATCCCACCAAATGCAATGTTTCGTCATCAGTTCGAGAACTTAACTCTCCCTTCTTAAACTTTACGACAATATCAATGATGTCTTTACTGTGATCGGTGTAATTAAGAATAATACCCTTCTCATAAAGATCATCTAATTTGTTGAGAAGTTTATCATGCATCAATCCATATGGGAGTTTGTTGATTCTAATTGTTGTTGCATCAATCTTTTCAAAGCTACCCTCGAAATAATATGCAACACCACGTTCTGTTTCTTCACGTTTTGATGCAACAGATAGAAATGGTTTAGGAGCAGCGGTGGGTTTGAATTTTGGATATGGTTCTTTCAGATCTTTTGCACCACTTAAGTGAGTGAGTTGTAGAACAATTAAATCTTCAAGCGATCTCGGCAAAATGTTGGTTGCAAAACCAATTGCAATACCTTCTGATGGATTAAGCAAAGCGATTGGTACCAACGGCAGAAAATGTACAGGTTCAAGCAAAGTTCCATCGTAATTCTCTTGCATGGGAACAATTTCAATGTCACGAAAGACTACTTCTTTTGTGAACTTTGATATTTGAACAGACGTGTAACGACTTGCACCAAAATCTGTTGGTTTCAGCAGCGTGCCAAACATACCATAAGGTGTTAGCAATGGAATGTTGTTTCCATACCGAGCTGCTAATGTGTTAACAGCACCTTCTGGAGTTGCATGAGGATGTAATGGTACAGCAGACGCTGCAAGCACGGAACTCTTGTACTTTGCACCATCACGACCCGTCCAAAGAACTCGTCGCGCCGCCGATTTCAAACCATCGGATGCAGCAGGGATGGCTCGCATTTGCATCACATACAGCGAATATTGTCGACGTTGTTCGTCGATATAGCTGGAAGATTTAGACATGGAGTTCGATGTATTTTCGACCTTGTGCAATCACGTCTTTAATGTGACGTGGTGCGTAGTTGGTATGTTCAACGCAAATATTAATATTAATATCCACGGCTGCTTTCATAAATAGCTATTTAGGAAGAGAATAATGATAACATATAAGGTATACAAAATTACCAATAAAGTCAACGGTAAAGTATACATTGGTATAACCCAACAACAATATATTTCACATCGTTTTTGGGAACATAAGAATCGAAAACGCTCAGCCGGTGCATACTTACATTGGTCAATCAACAAATATGGCGATGAAAACTTTTTGATTGAAACTTTACACCAGTGTACCACAATTCAAGAAGCAAAAAATACAGAAGTTGAACTTATAGCAAAGTTAAAACTTAACCGCTACAAATATCCAAATGGTAATGGAATGAACCTTACCGATGGAGGCGATGGTTCCTATGGTTGTAAACATAAAACTTCTTCAATCAAAAAAATGAGCGGTAAGAACAATCACAACTATGGCTTGTTTGGTTCAAAAAACCCAACATCAAGAGCCATTAAACAATATTCTTTGGAGGGAAAATATCTGCAAACTTTTGGTAGTCTCCACGAAGTCGCTCGTTGGTTGAAACCTGGATGTTCTAAAAATCAGCAAAATTCCATGGCCTCAAACATAGGAAGTTCAATAGCAGGTCGACGCGGCATGACGCAAGCGTACAATTTCACCTGGCAGTATGCTTAAATAACAACGAACCCTTTTTCTGCTCCAATAATTTTACGAGCTCGCTTAACAAATTCTTTGATGTGCATTGGTTTGTAATTTGTATGTTCAACACACATGTTGAAATTTTTTGGTCCTGCTAAGTTGTCATGGATGTGTCCGTGAATCGATATGCATCCATCCGGAATGGTATCTAACGGATAGTGTGTAAACAGCAACTGGATGTTGAAATCGTGATCATCAACATCAATCACTCGGCACAAATGCGTTTCGTCAAAACCAAGCTCCATTACTTTTCCTTCACGGGTGATGTCGTGATTCCCAACCATCTGGATCTTGTATCCAGGCAATTGTGCCAGGATATGATTTGTATCAGCTTCTTTCAAAAAAGCAATATCCCCACCAAAGATACAAACATCTTGTGGTTTGACTGTGTTTTGATAGTTGCCGATCAAACAAGCATCCATCAATTGACGTGTTGGGAACGGTCGATTTGCGTATTTGATGATGTTGCCGTGTCCCCAGTGAATGTCGCTCCAAACCCAAATGTCAACATCACCATATGGATCAAGTTCTCGTGGTTCACCAGTTGCATTACGAAGAATCGTTTGAATCTTCTCCCATTGCTGAGGGCGCTTTACTTTCGGTGTAGTACGTCCATGAAAGACATCTGGTAAGTTCAGATCTTTCAAATATAGTTGTCGCAATTCAGCTTGTGTAATTTTTGTCATAGTATTCTCCTTATTGGCAGGAGTATACTTGAAACGTATATAAGGGTCAACTTACTTTGATAACCATTCTTTGCGTGCGTCTGCACTTTCGCCGAATAGTAACGTGAGTGTATCATTGATTTTTCCATCATCAATGATGGGAATAAGTGTATCAGTTTCACCTGAGAGAACCATCTCCCAGTCCTCTTTCCACATGGAACCGAGGCCTTTCATGTATTCTACTGTCCATCCTTTATATTTATCTTTTCCCTTTTCGAAATCAGATCGACGTGTGAAATGAATACGTTTTCCATTTTTTGAAACAACAACGTTTGGGGCAACAAGACGATGTACAATGGGCTGATAGTTTTTATCAAATAGCTCAGGCCAAAATTGAAAAAATAGATTGACAAGAAGTGTGAAAATATCATCACCATCGTAGTCCGCATCTGTGGCAATTACAATTTTTCCATAATTCAAATGACTACGCACTGCCTTTTTGCCTGGTGTCAAACCGATGGCGGCAAGTAAATCTGTAAGTTTTCCCATCTTCAATACTTCTGCTGCACTATTACCATATACGTTGTTGATCTTTCCGGTTAACGCAAACGCTGCTGTATTTGTAGGATTGCGAGCTTCACTGATTTGACCTTGAGCACTCTCACCTTCTGTGATCAAAATTCGACAATCAGACGGAACGCGTCCTGTTGCATCAAGCAATCCAGCTACACGCTTGCGTTTTTTATTGAGTTCGTGCTCTTCAATTGCTTTTGTATCCTCTTGGAATTTGTGACGACGTTCTGCTTTTTGAAGAACATCTGATAGCCACTGATCATTCTTTTTAGCGAATGTTTTCCATTGTTTGTCAATTGAATCAACGAAATCCTTACGAAGATCTGGAGCAGTAAGTCGTGTTTTGGCTTGACTATCATACTCAGGACTTTTCATTTTGAGATTGCACAGAATCAAGAGTCCTTCACGGACATCGTTTCGTGTTACTTCACATTTGCGTTTTTTGGCTTCAGATGCAAAAGAACTAATCGCTTTCTCAAAGAAAGCGTTCAAGAACTGTGTGTTGCATTTGCCACCATCAAACAGAAGAGAACTATTTACCCATGTAAACATTTCTTCATCTTCACCTTTGTGAACACCAAATAGCAAGTAAACTTCACCTTGCACATTAGAGGTATTAATAGTGAATACAGAATAAGAACCCTTGTCAAAATATCCACCAGTCATCAAACCTTCAACGTATTCACTAAAACCTTTTTTGTAGCGAATACGTTCACCGTTATACTCAACTGTGACATCAGGATTCGTAAGAGCAATTTCATGCATACGATTCTTAATTAGTGTTTCAGGTAGATTGATCTTCTTGAACACCGCTGAATCAAGAGCAAACTTAACGATCGTACCTGTACGATCGGAAACAACACTTTTTACCTTTGCACTGAAAACATCTTTTGCTCCGTTTAAAAAGGTTTGTTGGTAGTGTTTGTTATCTCGATATACATCCACATTGAATTCAGTGCTACAAAAGTTCGTACAAGCAGCACCAACTCCGTTTTGACCAATAACACCAATGTCTTTTTCAGTTTTAAAATTACGACCGGACCGCAAGCGTCCAAGTACTAGTTCAGGAACCCATACTTGAGCATCTTCACGATCTTTTTTCTTTTCGATAGGAATTCCGCGCCCATTGTCTGATACAGTATACAAGCCTTCTTTTGTATCAGCATCAATTTTCAACAATTTGACTTTAGAATTCACTTGAGCAAATTCATCAAGCGAATTGTCTATGACCTCATTCACAGCCTTATAAACAGCAGGTGTGAACTCAACCTCTTTAATCTTTAATTGATGTTCAGACAAAATTGGCATCCTGTACGACGTAGGATGCATATTGCCGAAGTAAATCTGAGTACGAAGTCGAACATAATCCCTATCGCCCAAGTCTTGAATGTCCTTGGCGGTATATGTTTTATTCTTTGTCATTATTTTGACCGATCGTTTATCAAATCGTTGAGATAATCCTGAGCATGACTCAGGGCTTTATACAATCCACCTGCTGTTGTATTAACAGGCAGCAACTCATGTAAAATGGTAAGTTTGTTCACAATTTTATCACGTTCAACATTCAATTGCTGAAGTGTCATCTTGTGCCACTGATCAGCACGTAATTCAAAATTACTATCAGTAGTCATCTTCACATACCCCAATCAATAAGTCAAGACCAACTGTTCGTTTGATTCTTGATTTCCAAACCATAAATCGTTTTCCATGTCCTGATATAGTGTGATGTTGATGTTCCCAACAATGAACCATTTCATGAACAAGAACATCTAGAAACATTCTTCGTGAAGCAAAAGTATCATTCAATTCAATGGCACGAGGACGCCGTTCATGTTTTTTCTCTGTGATGTATACACACCTGCCCCATGCTCCACGTAACTTGTGAACTTCAAAATTAACAGGACGTTTTAATCGGTTGTAGAACACAGCAGTGTTGAGTACGTTGAACCACCGAGCAGCCAATCGTTCAGAAATGATCACATTTTTGTTACCAACTCGTTTGAGATGGTTTTTTAGAAGTTCACGTGCTTCATCATGCATCACAATAGAGTTTAGCCCTAACAGCACCTTCGTAATCACTAGATGTGCTGTCTTTAATTGTTCGTAAAGTGTATAACAGCCCGTACCTAACTACGGCGTCACTGACATCTTTACACGATCCAATATCGGGTGTTGAAATTGACCAACCAAGTTCTAACGCTTGTTCGGCTAAACTAATACCATTACCGGTGCGATCTGGAACAACAACTTTGGGGCGTTTCGTATCTTTGAGCCAACGTAATTGATTGGGAGTCATCTTACTTCCAAATACGGCCACGCCTTTCAATGCAAAGGCATCAAAGAAACCTTCAACAACATATAGTGGTGTGTTCGTCTCCTCTTGAATTAGATCATATCCATGGAGTACGTTCTCACGTGGTACGTCAGGACTTAGATATTTACGAGTGCGCGTATCTGATAAATCACGCCCTTGCCAAAATATTATATTTTTCCCTTTAAAAACAGGGATAATTAATCTACCAAACCACTTCTTTTCATCGAGATTGTCTGTTTTTCGACTCAAATAAAAAGGGTAATCTTCACATGTCATTCGACGCTTTTCCATCAAATGATCGTTAGCTGCAACTGCCCACTCATCACTGGAATCTTCTGTCAGAGGATAGAAAGAATTTGGTAATTGCAGAACAGAAGGTTCGATGTCACGATTTCTCTCACTTGGTGTGAAAGTAATATCTTGATTAGCTAAAGCATGAAATACAATACGTTGCCACTCATCCTTAGGTACTCCAAACGCATCCAAAACTATCTTCATGTCTTTGGACATCAATCCACTTGTGGATGGATCATACACCGCTGAATGACCACAATTAAAGCAATTGTATCCTACTTTTGGACCATCGAAGTTGAATCCAGCTCTCGGACCCTTGCGACCATGATCATTACATACTTTGCATAGGACGGAGAACCAGCCATTACTCTTTGCACGTCTGGGTAGAGAAATATGTTGACGAATAATGTCTTCGAGATTTGTCATTTTGCTAGTTTTCCTCAGCATAGTGACAAATCAATAAAACGTCAACCTACTTGTCTTATTGTCGGCCGAGCTTACGAGCTGGTGGTTTGGGTTTCGACACTTTGCCTAATGCGGCTACTTTCTTTGGTTGTGCAAGTTGTTTGATCATGGCATCAAGACGTTTGCGAATTTCAGGAGAATGCATATAGATGTCTTCGCCTCGAAGAATACGATTAAATTCTTCTTCGGTCAAGAAGGGAATGTAAATCTTTTTAGCCAAGGCAGAGAACCACTTCATGGTAGCTTCCAACTGTGCTGCAAGTTCTTGACCCTTACCAAGAATACCACCCTTAAAGTTGTGGAACATCAACATGCAATGATCATTAACGATCATTTCATCACCTGCTAAAAAGATTAATGTACCAAGTGAAAATGCCATACTTTCAAGTACTGTAATAATTTTCGCTTGCGAATTTTGCATTGCATTAACAATTTGAACGCCTGTGTCAAGTCGACCACCGGGCGTATTAAGATGAATGAATAAAATATCGTTTGGACTAGCGACTAGAATACGATGAATCATGTCGGTGTATTCTTTTGGTTCACCAATTTCATCACTAAGATAAAAATGAACTTGCTGAGCGGTAAATGTCGTTTCATAAACTTCAAATGCTTTTTTCTTTGGATCCTTTTTTCGAAGGTCATCTTCTTCGTCATCCAATCGTTGATTCTGGTATTTGTATGTGAACACGCCACACCTCCATGAAGATGCACGTATTTAGGACAACTAATTACGTGGTCGTGCCAGACGTTGGGGTAACTGATTGAGATTGTGCCGATTTGATACAAATCATGGATTGGTCATATTCGCCTAACACGCGAACAAATTCAGCTTTCTTGGTGAATGTGATGAGAACAAAACGAGGTCCAATTCTATCGAATAACTCACGATGATCAACAACAGATTGGTTGAAAGTTTTCCCGGTGAGAGCGAGCACTTCAACCTTCATTTCTTTAAAAAGGTCACTAGCACGACTACGCCAATACAGGGCACGTTTCTTATCTAATTCTAATACATTTTCCATAATCTACCGCAAGTTGTCGACCATTGCTCATGACCGACATCTTACGCTCAATACAGGCTCGAATCAACTCTTCCTTTTTCCTCTTGATGGTGAATTTCATAATCTAGCTTGTTCAACATAACCTGCATCCAACAATGCTTGTTGTCCCAAATACACATCAC